TCATATTTAATATATTTTTTTATAATATTTATATATTAAATAATCCCTTTACTTTTTTATGGCAAAGGGATTATTTAATGATTTATTTTTTTAGAAAGGTGAATTAAAACTTGGCAATTTATAATTTGACGGGCTAAAATTCTTTGCTAAACTTGACATACCATTCATATTTGGCATTTGGGGAGAATTTTTATCTGTATCATCTTGTCGTTTCTTTTCAGATTCATTTTTTTCATTTAACAACTTAATATATCTTTCAAATTCATAATAAGGCCAAGTATCAACAACAGTTGTAGGAATTCGAAGTTGATTCATAAATTCAAACTTATTTTGAGTTAAGCTATCCCATGATACTGTAAAGACAGAGAATACATTTTTTTCGTAATCTTCTATTTTACTTTTTGATTCTGTCGAGAAGGCTGATGCCAGGTTTAAAAATACTTGAGGCCCCTTTGGGAAATGTCATATCAGTGTGGACCTCCTCGCCACACGATGGACAATTTTGCCTTAATTCTTTAATACCATATAACATTTTACTTACAACTTCATCCAAAAATAAGAAAGTGTCCATATCTAAGTTCTTAAATTCTTCTTCCTTAGCTTTAATACCTTCTTCTGTTATAGTCTTTCTATCCCATAATGTAAATGGTATAATTTTTAAAAATGATACATTAGGTGTTCTGTCTGATTGAACCTTATCTTTAATACTCTTAAAGAAAATCTCTTGTAAAGATATACATGGCGGCGCAAGTTTCCACAATGTGCCACCAACTTCAAAATCAAATGTTCTATCTTGTTTATTAAAAAATGACTCTAACTCTGGATCCATTTCATAATTAACAAATGTTTTTGGGCTATCAGGCCCTGGTGTAGAACGAAATTGTATTTTAAACTCATGCTTACAATTATGACAAGTAACATCCTTTGCTAGATTACTATTTTTTTGGAAAGTAAGTTCTCTAATCATAAAGATAAGATATAATCTATCATTATCTTTTAAATCTTTATATGAACCTATCATTCCACCAGGGTGTTTTATCTTCACACACCTTCCAAGCATTTCATTCATCTTGTCAGTAACGTCAAGGAAATTATTATCATCAACAGCAGAATATGCTTGTACTTCGGCTACTGAAGCTGCTCTGATCATAATAGTTGTGCCTGGTTTATAAAATAAACCAGCTGGTAATGCGCTAAGATCTACTGTAATATAATGTAATGTGTTACCACCTCCTACAATAGTATCATCAATTGGTTGTTGATTTTGTGGTTTAGTTGATTCGGAAATGAATTTTTCTAATGCGTCTTTTTTTTCTTCCATTTTTAATATTATTTTTTTATCTTTAAAATTATATATTAATGAAGTAGAGGTCTAACGAAAAAATATTTTTAATAAACTTGAACTTCGAGAGTTAATATATAATTTTATGCTAATTAATAATACAGTAAAGATTAAAAAAAATTCAAATAATTATAAATATTATAATAATTTAAATTATGAAGTAGATAATCAACAGTTTTTTGAAGTAAAGGTTCAAGATTTAGCTAAAACCTCTCACGTAAACGTAAATGTTAAATGCGATATATGTGGGTTAGAAAAAAAGATTTCTTATTTTTCCTATCAAAGGAACATTAGTTCAAGTGAAGAAAATATTTACACTTGTATAAAATGTAGTAAAGTAAAATCAAAGAAAACAAACTTAGAAAAATATGGGGTTGAATATCCTATTCAAAATGATGATATTAAGAATAGAAGAAAATTTAATAACCAAAAGAAATATGGTGTAGATGAACCGTCGAAATTAGAAGAATGTATTAAAAAAGTAAAGGCTACAAAAAAAGAAAAATATGGCGATGATAAATATAATAATTTAGAAAAAATTAGAACAACAAAAGTGGAAAAATATAATGATGCTAATTATAATAATAGATTAAAAAATATAGAAACCTGTTTAAAAAAATATAACTCGTCCAATGTTTCACAAACACAACTTATTAAAGATAAAAAGAAAAAAACATTCTATAATAATTACGGAGTTGATAACTTTAGTAAATCAATTGAATATAAAAAGAAAAGAATTAATTTTTTATTATCTAAATATGCTAATATATCTCTAATTTCTATAAATGGGGATAACTTAACTTTAAAATGTGATTGTAATAAAAATCACACTTATGATATTGATCTAAAAATTCTTAGAAATAGATTAATTTATAAAACAATTCTATGTTCTGTCTGTAATCCGGTGAACTCTTTTAGTAGTAGTGGTGGTGAATTACAATTACAAAAATTTATTGAAGATGAATATGATGGGTTAATTTTCCTTAATAATAGAGAAATTATAAAGCCATATGAATTGGATATTTATCTTCCAGAACTTAAATTAGCGTTTGAATATAATGGTTTATATTGGCATAGTGAAATAAATAAAGAAAACAATTATCACCTCAATAAAACAGAAAAATGTGAAGAAATAGGAATTAAATTAATTCATATTTATGAAGATGATTGGAACTTAAAGCAAAGTATAATAAAATCAAGAATTCTTAATCTTTTATCTAAATCAACCCCGATAGCAGCAAGAAAATGTCAAATAAAGGAGATTGAAAACAACAATATTATAAGGAAATTTCTTAACGATAACCACTTACAAGGATTCGTAGGCTCAAAAGTAAAAATAGGACTTTTTTATAAAGACGAATTAATTTCTATTATGTTATTTGGTTCTATGAGAAAATCAATGGGTAAAAACTCTGAGTCAGATAGTTATGAATTATTGAGATTTTGTAATAAATTAAATGTTAGTGTCATTGGTGGAGCATCTAAACTTTTCAAATACTTTTTAAAAAAATATAATCCAAAAGATATAATAAGTTATGCTGACAGAAGCTGGTCTATGGGAAATTTATATCAATATTTAGGGTTTACTCTTTCGCATAAAACAAGACCTAATTATTATTACATAATTGACGGGGTAAGAAAATATAGATTCCAATATAGAAAAGACGTTCTTATAACTCAAGGTTTCGACCCATCAAAAACCGAACACGATATAATGTTAGAAAGAAAAATATATAGAATATATGATAGTGGGCATTTAAAATATAATTATCATTATTTATGAAAAAAGCTACTTATTAGGTAGCTTTTTTCATGGAAGTTGAATGCACTTTACTTTATTCTCATCATTTTCAATGTATTTGCCACCTGTCTTATGGTATTAACATTGAANGACCCTATAACCTTTTGAATTTGAGCTACAATGAGTTCAAGTTCTTCCTTTGTAAGTGTATCGTCTTTTAAAGCTTCCGTAATTATTCCAAATAGTAATCCTATTTCAGATATTATAGTTTTAGCTTTTATCCAATATACACCAAAAAATAATGATAGTATTCCAAAAATGATAGTTAAAATTTGCCAAATTTCCATAACTAAAGATTTTTATTATTATATATTAATATATCTATAGTCCAAGAATAAAAATTATAAAATNTATTATAAAATACGCCGGAAGGACTTGATTACATCATTACCGGCATTGGAACCAGAGGACATATTACAGGCGTTGCTGAAGTGCTGAAACCAAAATTTCCCCAATTAAAAGTCTTTGCCGTTGAGCCGGAACTTTCACCTGTATTGAGTGGTGGCGCTCCCGCGTTGAATATTATAAATAAACTCACAAAATTCATATTTTTCCGTCTGGATAAGTCTCTGTATATAAGAATTATCAAATTCAATTTTTTCTATTTTAAGTTTTACTCTTGATATTTGAGAATCGTAATTTATTTCACAAGATATGAAATTGTCAAAATAATTTGATTCCTTAAAATTATTTGGAATTAAACGGTAATGAGAGTTATCATTCTCTATTATCCATACATCTGCCGTTATATTATCTAAAAAAGTTTTACATGTTTGACAAGTTCTAGCATGTAAATACCAATGAGATGGAACTTCGAACGTGATAAATTCATCACATCGAATCACATTATCATCATGAATTTGAATAAAATCATCTGGGGTTAATGCGTGAAAAATTTTCATATAAATCCTATTTTATTTTTCAAGTCTCTACACAACTCTGAATTGTTAAAATACAATATACCTTTTTTTGTTAATTTTAATGAAAACCTATCATAATCAGATGTTATTACATATCCAGAATCACATAAAAAAATCATTGAATCATAAAGACTTTCATTGTTTATCATACTATTATCAATATACTGATATAGATATGATTTAAGTATCGGGGAAAACTGTAAATCATCAATCTTTCCACTTGATCCAATTAATTTCCAAGATTTATTATTTTCATCTAATTCTGTACCCAATAAACTAACAAAGTCATTATCTTCGTTATCTATCGCAATATAATATAAAATTGTTTTTTGAAGTGTGTTCATAATTCCTAATACTTATTTTTACTTAAATTATCAAATGCCCATAAAGGTTGTAAATTCTCTAAAGCACAGACCTCTTTAATATCTGATTCACTGTTAAACTTTACCACTGCTTTAATATGGTCGATATGCCATTCTCCATGGTTTTCCCAAGTCATACCTTCTACAAACTGCTTTTCAAGATGTTGTTTCAAGTCAAGAGCTGAATAACCTAGCATTTCAATGGTTCTAGCTTCCTTCCTAGTACCAAGACGTTTCAATGTGGAATAAAGTAGAGAACGCCAAGCTATCATATGAGGGTTATTTCTTCTGTATTTATAGTACTTTTCTCTATTATCAACCTTATAATTTTTAATATATTCTCGCATTTCTTCACGATGTTCTTCACGATATTTTTCTAAGTATTCTTTAGTTCTTTCTTTATTTTCTGGCTGTTCTCTATAAATTCTTTTTTTCTCAAGAATTGAATCTCTGTTTTCAATATGATATTCTTTTTTTCTTTCGAGAATTTGATTCCTTAATGAATCATATCTTTGTTTATCATACTCCTTCTGTTTTTCCTTAAAATCTGGAGCTTCTTTATATTTCTTTTGAATGCCTTTTACACATTCTTTACATTCATTACGAACACCGTCTATAGTATTCTTTTTTTTGTGAAAATCGTTAACTTCTTTCAATTCACCACACAATCTACACTTTTTATATAACATAGCAAAACCGCTTTTTTAATATTATATATTAAAAAAGCGGTTAAGTTTAATTTCAGTAATCAAAAAGATTTATTAAAATAATAGTCTAACTAATTGATAATCAAATAGTTGCTTAATAATAAAAATCTTCCCAATAATCTACTGCGAATGAAGCGCTAAGTTCAACGATTTCGGTAGAATCCCAAGAGAGATCTTCCCAGCCAGTAAATCCTGTTATAAAGGCGTTGTGCCAAATAATTCTTCTAACAACCAATCCTTCTTTATCATGTTCATCGATAGTAACAGTTCCAACTAAATTACCTTTATAATTTAATTGACCTGTTTCGTTATTCCATATAAGGTCGTACCAGTCTTTAATTCCTCTGAAAACTGGAATTTTACCAGCAACATATGAACCGATATAATTATTTTGACTAACATTAACAGATTGGTTAATATTAAATTTAATGGTTTGATCGGTCAAACTAGTTTTATCTGGTAATGTTGGATAAAGACGCGTGGTATATTTAAACCTTTGTTCTTTAGTGGCAATTTTTGGATAAGATGGCATCGGTACGCTGGTAGCATTCTCTAGCATAATACCTCTAATTCCTTCGCCCAAATTTGAAGCTACTAGCGGTGGTAATGTTATAGAGACTTCGAATAAGCTCTTAAATAAAGGTTCCCACATATTAGTTGCTGTCGCTACGTTTGTAAAATGTCCTAATGGCATGTTTTTTATAATTATTTTTTATATATCTACTGGTATATATTTAATTCGTCACTGTCCCTATTGAAATAATTTCTTTATTAATGTTATATATTAAATGAAAATTTCATTTTTTTTCTATTATTAATCTATAAACTCAAAAATTTACCTAGTTATATACAACTATATATAAAAATTAAATTCAATTTTTTGTATTTAATATAGTTGTTTTTAATTATCTATAAATTGATAAACCTTCTCCACCAGTGTCATCAGAAAGTGTCATACTTTTATCGTTATTAAAATCTATCTCTATACCATAGTCGCTTGTTCTTGTAACAGTGGTGATTATCCATCCTTGATATTGTTCGAAATCATTTACAATATCTATATTATCGCTATCCAAACTAACAGAGTTTCCGCCCTCACATCCAAAATAAATTATATCACCATTCGTTAAATGAAATTCTATTGAATTTTTACCAACAATCCTTTTAATTTTTTTACCTTCAAGATCTTTTATTAAAGGATCGTTACCCTCAATATGATTTATCAAAGGGTCTTCGTTATTTTCAAATAAACGATTAAAAGTTTTAACGTGTTTCATATAATTATTTTTTATTTTTATATATTATTTTTTTAAATAAAAAAATGATAATGAAATTAAATAATTAAGATTGAATAATCCTGGTGGATATGGAGTAAGGATTTAAAACAATCCATATGAAAATATATAATTTATAAGTTCTTATAAGTGTATTTCATATTTCCACTATCGTATATTCGATAAATTTTTCTATCTAGCATAATTTCTTTCTCTGTTTTATTAGCATCATATCCCAGCTTTATTAATAAATCTTTTCTAAAACCAAATCTATATTTTCTAATTCCACCTATAATATAATAATAATTTGGTGGGGTTTTATGTGTAAATTTAAATTTTAATCTTTCATATAATTCCCCTTGGCTCCATGATCTATCAGCATAACTTATAACTTCAGTTGGATTATAATTATTTATAAAGTATTTAAATAATTTTGAGGCTGAACCAATAACAGTGGTGTTTAACTTATTACAAAATCTTAACATTTCATATGAGTTTGGGTAACTTTTGGACCCCATTGATCTTCTCTTTTTACCAAAGGTCATTAATGAGACTAATATATTTTGATAAAATAATCCTATTTTAATTTGTGATCCTATAAATCCTTGCAAGTGATTATTTTCTAGAAACTCCCTAATTAAATTATTGTCATTTATTTCTCTAATTTCACATTTTCTACCTGATATCTTACTTGAATTTCCCCCAATTAAATTCAAAATTCTAGATTTAACTATATTTTGCTTATGTTCCCAATCGTCTTCATAAATATGTATGAGTTTGATTCCTATTTCTTCACATAATTCTGTTTTATTTAAGTGATAATTATTCCCTTTTACTTGTTCAGAGTGCCAATATAACCCATTAAACTCAAATGCTAATTTCAAATCAGGAAGATAAATATCCAATTCATACGGATTTATAATTTTTTTTGAATTTTCAATTATTTCGCCAGAGTAACTATTTTTTATAAATTCTAATAAATCCAGTTCAACCATAGATGTTTGATTGAAATTTTCAGGGAAACAAATAGTACATTTATATTTAGCAAATTGATTCCTTGAATCAAATAAATCAAATTTTATTTTAAAAGTGTGATCTTTATTGCAATCACATTTCATTGTATATTCTTTATTATCATAATTAATGTCGAGTATATTATAGTTTTCATTAATTTTATTTTTTATCCATGTCTGTATTTTTTTATTTTGTGTCTTTAATAATATATCTTTATTTTGATATGGGTGCACCACTCCAAAATTTCTTAATAAGGTTTCTTTAGATTTTATTAAAAATTCCTCTTTTTGATATGGGTATTCTACTCCATATCTATCTAACATGGTTTTAGAATAATTTTTTTTATAATCACTTTTTTTAAAAGATTCTATTCTTCTATTTAATATCTCTTCTGATTTGTTTGGATTATCTACCCCGTGGTTTTTAAATAAAGTATCTTGTGATTTTTGCTTAATTTCTTTATTTTGTAATGGTGAATTTGAACCATATCTTTCAATGTTGGTTTTAATCATTTTATTTTTAATTTCAGTATTCATCGCAGGGGCTTTTGTACCAAATTTTTTATAAGATTTTTCTTCCTTTATATCTTTAATTCTAGGATCAGAACTTACACATTGAATAGAACAATAATCATTATATCCTAATGTCGAATTGTGATATTTTGTTTCATTATTACAATTTGGATTTTTACATAACACCCTACCTTTAATGTCATTAACAAAATGATACACTTTCTCTTTAAATGGGATGTTAAATAACACTTCATTACAATAATTTATAATATCAATGTATATCTCTGGATAATTATTTTTAACATATTTCTCATTGTACATTTTTCCTGAAGATCCATTCTCTTTTAAAATAGTTTCTATATAATTCATATGTAGGTGTCCTTTATTCTTATATATAAAAAATAATAAATGAAGATTAATAAAAAAGGGGGAATTTTATTCCCCCTTTTTTATTAAGATTGATTAAATTAAGCTGGTAAGAATCCTCCAGAAGAAATAGTTCCCTTCTTAAGTATTGTGATGTTATTTACAATAATACCCATTCCTTTGATGATTTCTATATATGTATCAAGAACACCCATCTGTAAGTCTATGATATAATCAGTATTATTTGTTTTATCGCAAACATTTTTGAAATCATAAAGAGCGTCAGCATCAAGTAGTTCCTTGCATATTTGGTCTGCTCTAAACTTAATTTCAGCTCTGATTTCAGGCGTGTTGAATCTCCAATGATAGTTAAGTAACATATCATATAGTCTATTTTCAAGTTCAATTAACACTTCTCTTGAGTGAATATAACTGAGTGAACTCAATGGGAAAACTTGTGCAGTGTTTTCAGAGTTAATGTTAAAACCTCTTGATAGAGTGAAAACGATTGGATTTGCGCCCATGGAATAGAAGTTTTCAAGGTCGTCGTTGGTGCATCTCATTTCAACTTCACTAACATCATTAATTAATGAGAACTGAGGACCAGCGATTATTTGCCATGGATATGCGTTTGGTAAACCTCCACTGAATTTCTTCATATAGGTTTTAGCGGCTTTAGCTGCTGGTGGAATAAACTTCACATTATCATTTGAATCTTTAATATATGGGAAGAAATATCCAACACAACTTCGTCCAACACCATCACCGAATGAATATAAGAAACTAGGGTTAAGATCAGGGTTTCCGCCTTCTTTAACATATTCAGTATTAATTGTTCTATCCTCATTAATAAAACTTGGATTCATAGATTGTTTGAATTGCCTAACGCTTGGCATATTAATAAATCCAAAGCAGTTTAGTTTCATACCGCAAACATCAACAAAGGATTGTTTTGAATTGGCTGTAAGACCGAGTCCGAAAGAGTCAACTAAATATCTCCAAACAATTCTGTTCTTGTTTGCAAGACCCTTTGCCAAGTTTGTATCTTTAGATACAACACTAAGAATTTCGCTTAATCTAGAGTCTGAACCATTAGGCATTGAATCTTGATGAACTGTAAAAGGTTTTAAAGATATGCCATAATATTCGGTAGCATAATTATCTATTGACATATATGCATTTGTGTAGAAATCAGTTGTAGCGTTTTTCATTATTCTAATAGGACCATCAGTATAAAGAATCTTTCTCATTGGATCTACTGTATCTATTACAGATTTTGTAACTCTTACTAATTTTCTTGGAACTGAGCCTAAAATATATCCTTCTCCAGTTGTATAATAATCGGTGTCATAATAAGCTTCAAGATACCAACCTTTTCCAATCTCTGAATATCTAAGTTTATCAACATATACATAATTGACATTACTTTCATCTGTTATATAACTAGTATTCTCAATTTCAAGGGTTTGTTTATAATTTGCTTTATTTGAATGAATTATAAACATTGCTTTATTAGTAACACTTGGATCTGGATCACCATAGTCAACGCTAACATTAGATAAATCATAGTCAGCTTCTATTTCTGGCGAAGTTGCAAATTTAACTGTTAAGTTTTTATTATCATCAAGATACATTTTAAGATAATATCTAGTAGTTGAACCACTATCATTATATTGATAAATATAATCCCCGTTATTGATTATACCATTGAAATAATCTTGGTATAAGGTTGAGTATTTAGCAACAATACCTGCACCGGCTGGTAAAGAACTAGCTGGGATAGTAGTTGTTTTTATACCTTGTGTATGGGTAATACTGTTAGAGGTTCCTTGGAAGTTAAGTTCATTATCTTCATAGTAGAATAAGAAAGCACCATTGTCATAAAACTGTGCTGGCAAAATTGTATCAGATGTATTAAACCAAACTGTAATGCGAGCATCTGTTGATGTTGTAGGTTCAAAAACTGTTACAGTGATAGGAAATTTAACACCGGTTTGAGTATTAATAATTACTGATTTTCCTGTTAAGAAATATGTATACATTTCTGTGAAAATTTTCATCTTTCTCATTTTCAAGTAATTTGTATAATCTGTTGAACCTGAAGTTCCTATAAATCTAAAATCAAGATATTTTGTGCTATTAGTTATTCCTGATGTAGCAGATACATCAGTACCATCAGCAAACACTAAATACCCAGTGGTATCTACAGTAACTGGAGTATAAGCTCTGGTAAAAGTAGGTGTTGAACCAGTAAAAGCATAGTCTATCTTATAATAACCAAGAATAATGCTTGTATTATTATTTAGAAGAAAATTAGGCTTATTAGGAGTTGTAAGAGCTTGAGTTCCTTTTAAAGTACGAATAGCAGAGTTATCTGAATTTAAATATACAACATCATATCTACTATATGTTTGTGTATGATCGTTTACTATAAATGGTTCAAAAAATAGAGTATGAGCATCTGTAGATAATGTGTAACCATCATCTATTGAATTTAAATTATATTTAAACGCACCAACAGAATCATCGAATTTTTGTTTTAAACTATAAATGAATAAGTTTGCTGGAACAACTGTTCCAAGTCCTGTTATAACTGGACCATCTTTTCTATTAGAGATAGTAATTATGGAACCAGATATACTTCTTACGTAGTAAGGAGTAG